GCGGCCGCCGAAGCATTCCATAGGACGGTGTTGAGTGCCGCGCCGCCGAACTGGTCGGCGAGCGTGGACAGCTTCGGGTTCGCCACCGGGTACCACCAATCTGGCGCCCGGTGGCGCCCTCCACGAACAGGTCAGACAGGTCAGCGCTTGTATGGGGCGTAGGTCTGCGGGTTGCGCATGCCGAGCTGCAGCATCGACTTCTCGACCACGTCCCGCAGCTTCCGCTCGGTCAGCACGTGGCCCTCTACCGTGATGTTCAGCGTGTTGTGCTGGTGCACCACGGGGCTCCCGCCGCCGGCGAGTGCCAGCCCGGAGCCGCCGAACTCGCCCGCGCCCGCCACCGAAGTGGCCAGCCGGCGCACGGCCGTGGTGGCGTGGTGCGCCCCACCCGCAACACCTGCGGCGAGACCGCGAGGAATCCACTGGCCAATCCCCGCGAACACCGTCGACGGGCTCTTGATGCCCAGGGCGCGCTTGATAGCCCGCTGCATAGCCGTGGCGATCTTCATCATCTGCTTCTCGATCGCCTTTTGCTGCGACTGCAGGCCCTTGACCAGGCCTTGTGCGGACTTGATCCCGGCCCCGTACATCGAGTCCGCGACCGCTTTGCCCGCGCTGTTCGCCGCGCCTTGCGTGGCCGTCTGCAGCTTGTTGATCTCGGCGATCTGGCCCTTCGACGCCCCGGCCAAGGCGGTCGCGGTCGCCCCGCCCTGGTCCACTCCGGCGGCCGCGATCTGCGCGACCAGGTCGGAGGACAGGCCCTTCTTCTGCAACGCCCGGAGCTGGGCCGCGAACTGGGTCGCCTTGGCCATCTGGTCGCGCATCTTGTTGACGACGTCGGCGGCCGAGAGCGCGAACCCCTCCTGGGGAGCCTCCGTGACGATGCTGAAGCCCTGCATGACGCCCTGCGCCACGGACTTGACCTCGTCGGACCACTGCTTCTGCAAGGCGGCGAGGTTCTTCTGTGCGGCCTTCAGCTTCGTCGCGACGGAGTCACGCTTTGCCGCGAGGCTGCGGAGCGCCTTGTCCTCGCGCTTCGCATACGCCTCCAGGTGCTTGATCGTCGCCTCGTGGCTCTTCACCCACCGGTTGGAGACGCCCTTGCTGCCCTTGAGGTCCGCGACCTTGTTGTAGGTCTGGATCAGCAGGGTCTCGATCCGCCTGGTCGCCGCCTTCACGCGGGCTGTCGACGCCGTGAGACCGTCGACCAAGCCTTCGTTGACGTAGATCCCCAGCGACCTGAAGACCTTCGATGGGCTCGCGATGCCCAGCGTGTTCGAGAACGCGTCCGCAGTCGCCTGCGCGGCACCCTTCATGGTGGACACCGCCCGCGGTGCGCCCGCCGTGATGCCCTGCGCGAGACCCTCCATCAGGGCGTGACCGGAGTACAGCGTCCACCCGCGCCCGCTGAACGGGCCTTCCTTCGCGGGCGAGTGCGGGAACAGTCCGGCGATCTTCGATACGACGCTGTGCGCCGCGCTGAACGCCTCACCGACCCGGGACTTGATGCCCGAAATGAACCCGCCGATCAAACTCTTGCCCGCACTGAGCAGCAGGCCGCCCAGATTCCCGAAGGCGCTCCTGACCCTGCCGGGGATGCCGCGGACGTATGAGAGGACCGCGGCGGCTCCGCTCACAGCAGCTGCCTTGAAGCGGGCCCAGGCGGAGCTCGCCGTCGAGTACAGGCGCGCACCCAGCCCGGCGAGGTAGCTGATGATCCGCCCCGGGAGCGCGCGCACCCAGCCAAGCAGCGCCGCGCCGACCGCCACCGCAGCGTGATAGCCCTTCGAGAAGCCGCTGCTGATCGCATGCCAGCCTGCCTCCACCCCGTGTGCGGCAGTCAGGATCCCGGAGATGATCAGGTCGAAAACCTTCTGGATCCCGGCCCACGCCCACTGTGCGGCGGTCACGATCGCCGACCAGGCTGCCTGCACGCCGGTGCGGAACCAGGTGAAGTGGTTGTACGCGTAGATGACCGCGCCGACGAGGGCGGCCAGCGCCAACACCACCAGCATGATCGGGTTGGCGTCCATTGCCGCATTCAGGGCCCACTGCGCGACCGCGGCCGCCTTCTCCGCGATCGCGCTGGCCACCAGGGCGACCTTCTCCGCCACCCATGCCGCCGCAGTGCGGAGGGCCGTCATCGCAGAGGTGGCCATCGACTTGGTGAAACTCCACGTGGCCAGAGCGGCGGTCTTCATTGCCACGCCCACGGCCTGGATCCCCGAGACCATGGCCGTCCACGCCGCGCGGCCAGCCGTCGCCGTCGCGGTTGCCACCGACCGCCCGAACGATGCGACCGCCGACCCGGCCGTCTTTGCCCCGGACACCGCCGCGTCGAAGCCCTTCCGTAGCGCGCCTCCGAACGATCCGGCGCGCCCCGAGAACGCCGACCCGGCGACCTCGGCCGAGCGGAAGCCCTGTACGACGCGGGCGCCAGCCTGCACCGCGCCCACGCCCATCTTCCCGAAGGCGATGACGGACTTCGCAGCGCTCATGGTGAGCTTCGCCGCGTATGCCACGACGGACAGAGCGAGCACGCCGCCGATGACCGCAGCGAGGGCGACAGCGATGTCCTTGTGTCGGCCGAACCAGCTGACAACGGAGATGACGACGGGGATCAGCCTGTTGCCGATCTCGATGGCGAGGACCTGCACGGTGGCCTTGGCCTTGGCCAGCCGGGTATTGAACTGCTTCTGTGTCTCGTCCCATCCCTCGACGTTGTTGCTGGCGTGGTTGAACGACTCGCCGATCTTTTCCACGCGGTCCCGGAAGCCGACCATGTTCTCTTTGCCGGTGAGCTGGAGCGTGGTGTTCAGCCCGATCGCGCCGCCGGTCAGCTTCTTGATCGCTTCGGTGTAGGTCTGGGCTGCGGGGCCACCTTTTTTCAGCTCGGCGGCGAAGCCGTTGGTCTTGTTCTGCAGGGTCGCGTACTGCGACAGCAGGTTCGCCTGGTCCGGCGGCAGCTTCTTCAGTTCCTTGCGCCAGTCGCCGAGGCTGATGCTGCCCTTGGAGTAGGAAGTGGCCAGGCCCTGGATGCTCTTGGGCATGCTCTTGACCATGAGGTCCGCGTCGCGTGCGGCCTGCTTCGTCTTGTTGAACGAGCTCAGCAGGAGAGTCCCGGAGCTACCCATCTTCGACAGCACCGTGTTCGACAGCAGGTCGAGGGTGCCAGTGAGGCCGCGCTTGCCGATCTTGGTTTGCACATCCGTCACGGAGAGTCCGAGACGCTGCATCTCCGTCTTTGCGACGTCGGACGGCGAAGCCAGATTCTTGATCGTCGAGGCGAGCTCCTGGGTGCCCTCGCGGGCGCTGGTGCCGTGCTGGGTGAGCGTGGCGAGGGCGCCGGTTACTTCCTCGAACTTGATCTTGTTGGCGGATGCGATCGGCAGGACCGTCGACAAGGAGCCTGCGAACTGCTCCATAGTCATCTTGCCTTCACCGGCCGCCGTTTTGAGCCCGTTCATGACACGAACGGAGTCGGACGCGCGCAAGTGGTAGGAAGCCATCACCGACGTCATGGCGTTGGTGACCGTGTCGAGCTGCGCGTTCTCTTCCTTCGCGCCTTGCGCCGCTGCTTTCAGAACCGTCAGGCCCTCGGCCCCGCGATACCCGGCCTTCTCGATCTGGTACATGCCATCGGTCAAGTTCTGGATACCCGTGCCGGTGCCCTCGGAGATGCCGAGAATGCCCTTGCGGACCGTCTCCAGTCCCTTCAAGGTCTCGCCTGCCGCGGTGTGAAGCACCATGGTCTCGGCCTGGAAATCGCCAGCCATCTTCACGCTGGCCACGGCCACGCCCGCGCCGATCAGGGAGACCGAACGCCCGGCCTTCGCCAGGCCGGCCGCCATCGTGGCCCCGGACTGGCGGAAGCTTCCGCCGAGCCCGGCAGCCTCCGCGCGGGCCTGGCGGAACGTGCCCCGCAACTGGGTCATGTCGCCCATCAGGCGAACCAGCACAGGCGGCAGGAGTGCTCCCTCAGCCACGGGACCCCCTCAACGGTGTAGGGCGGCCGTGGCGGCCGGGTGCGATGTGTAGTTGTCAGACGGCGATGGCTCGGCGCCACGCCGCGTGGTAGACCCGGGCGAGCGCGCCCGTCGCGGCGAGCTTCGCGAACGCCGGGGCCACGTATGGGCGGGCGGGCAGCGTCGTCTGGTGGCCGCGGCCGGTGACGCCGCCGAGTTCCTGGATCCGCCCGTACACGGCGGTCGGGCCGATCTCGGCCTCCCACCGGCCCGCACCGAGTGGGTGCGGGCCCTTCACGGTGATGGAGCGGCGCAGTGTGCCCGTCACCAGCGAGGGCGGCTCGCCCGGCGACGAGGGCGTTGGCGTGCCCTTCCGGTGGCTCGACGTCGACAGCGTTCGCTTGATCTCCGCCTCGAGGAGATGTGAAGCCTCCGCGGTCGCCGCCCGCGTCGCCACGTTGAACGACACGAGCATCCGCTCCAGCGCGACGTTCAGCTCGGTCAGTCCGAGGACCTGCACGCCACCTGCCATGGCGGGTCACCTCCGCTCGGCGTCCCGCATGGCCTTGTCGTGCAGGGCTTCCCGTGCGGCATCGACCTCGGCGGCCATGAGCGGCAGCCACTGGTCCAGCCATGCCGGGATCTCGTCGACCTGCGTCGGAGTCCACCGGTATCGCTCGGCGTACCAGAGGTAGTCGTATGCCTCGTCGACCAGGGTGACGGGGTGGCCGTCGGGGACCCGGTTTCCCTCCAGCCGGGACCTCAGTCGGCGGAGGGCTCGGTAGGGGACGCCGGATCCTTCGCGTCGGCGACAGGTTCGGGCTTCTCCGGGAAGAGCATCTTCCGGATCGGCTCGATGGCCTCGCTGAGCGCGTCGTCGTCTTCAAGCGGCAGCAGCTCCAGCGACTGCGGCGAATCACCGGGAAGCGGCAGGCTGTACGACCAGTCGATGACGAGGACCTGCAGCAGGCCGTTGATCATGTCGAGGCCTGCGCCCATCGGGCTTTCCGGGTCCTGCACGCTACGGAGGACCTTCTGCCGGTCGCCGCGGCGCAGGGTGTACGGGTCGCGCAGCTGGATCCAGGCCCCGGAGGGCAGCTTGATTCGTTCGGTGGTGGACATGGGTGCTCCGAGCTCTGATGGGGTGGGACTAGTACGTGCCGGCCGCGACGTTGTTGGTCACGCTGACCTTGCAGGGCGAGTAGCCGCCGCTGCCCCCGGCGTTGGTCGTGTTGAGGACCGCGGTGAAGGAGCCGCCGTACTCGACGGCGGCCTTGGTGCCGTCGGGTTCCATTGCGGTGAAGGCGGCGATCTGGACGTCGATCTGGAATGTGATCTTGTTGAGGCCGGTGAGGCCGTTGTCCAAGACGAGTTGGACCTGCGGCTGCGTGTTGTTGAGCATGTACAGCAGCGGCGACTCGTCGGCGGCGACGAAGTTGAACTTGCCCTCCACGCTCAACCCGCCGCGCTGGATGATGTACGGGTTCTGCGTACCGGTGACCGTGAAGTAGGGGTTCACCTCGCGCTTGATGGTGAGTTCGCCGTCGGTGACCGTGTTGACCAGCGTGCCGCCAGTCGCCGGGCCGCCGATGCCCATCAGCATCCGCCAGGACGCGACCGGCAGGACCGTCGACGGGGCCGCGACCGGAGCCGACCCGAGCGCGACGGACGGCCACGTGGTGGCCTTCCCGCTCCACGTCAAGAGCTCGCTCTCGGCGTTCCACTTCAGCCCCAGCTCCGAGAGGCACGTCCCCGGGTACTGGCGGGCGCCCGACGTCGCGGTCGGGCCGAGGAAGTGCGTGATCGTGTGGCTGATCGGCTGCCCGCTGCCGGAGTTGAGCAGCGAGTGGGCCTGCGTGAACGGTCCGGTGACCGGCTGCACCGCCTGCGCCGACGCGTGCGCGAACGCCAGGCCGCCGGCGGGGGTGGTCAGCGGAATCGTGTACGGGCCCGCACCGGAGGGTGTGCCCGTCGTGAAGACTTCGGCCGTCGCGCCGGTCCCGATCTGCACGACGGTCGCGGCCGGGATCGACGCGACGGTGGACAGGTTGGTGGCGCCCGCCGCTGCCTGGGCGGACAGGGTGGTGCCGCCGGATCCGGTGGAGGTGCCGGTGACGGCCATGTCGCCGAAAATGTTACGGAGGAAATACCCGAGGCCGTCGCCGTAAGCGGGGCCGCCGAGTTCGAGCTCGGCGATCTTCACCCCGGCGATCTTCGCGAAGGAGTCGGTGGCCATCGACCCGCGCCACGACTTGTCGTCGAGGAACGTCGGGTTGTCCTTGGGCTTGATCTCGTCGCACAGGATCGTCGAGGTCATCGCCACCGGAGTGCCCTGGGTGGTCTCGTTGGCGATGCCGACGAACTGCTTGGCGGGTGCGTAGGTGGTGGGAGTCGGCACCGGTCACTCCTCGCTGGTGAGAGGCCCGGCGTTGTCCGGGTTCTGGTTGGGCTTCTTGCGGGTCTTCGTCCAGCGGCCGTCATCCGGCGGCCCGAACGGCCAGTCGAAGACGGTGGCCTTGACCTCCGGCTCGCCGGGGTCGTCATCGGTAGCCGGGCGCTCGGGGCGCGCGGCGCGGCAGGTGAGCGGCACGTGGGGGTACACGCAGTCGGCGTAGTGCGTGAACTCGTACACGCCGGGCTCGGGGCCGGACGGCTCGGTGACAGCCGGGGCCTCGGTGTCGGGCTCGGCCGCCGGGGTGGCGGGTTCCTCCGGCTGCGGCGTCGGCTGGGGTGCGTCGTCCTTCGGGGGCTTGGCAGTGGGCATGCGAACTCCGCAGGCAGGAAGAAGGGAACGGAAGGCAGGAAAGAGGGAGCCACGCCCTGCTACGCGTTGGCGAATTCGATCGCCGCGAACGTCATTTCGAGGAAGCTCTTGGTGAGTTCGGCCTTGGTCTCCGACTGGCCGTACTTGAAGTCGATGCCGTCGAGGCCGCCGTCGACGTGCTCCCCGGCCTGGAAAACAGCGCCACCGAGGGTGCGGTCGAGGCGCATCCACTCCACGAGCGCGTCGCGCAGGGCGTAGACGTCGTCCTGTGCGTCCTCGGCGTATTCGGTGCGGGAGCGGACGTAGCAGTTGAGGCTGACCTCGTAGGTGATCTGCTTCATGCCGTTGTGCTCGCCGCCGAGTGCGATGCGGTGCTCGTGGTGGCGGGGGATGAACACGACGATCTGGCAGCCGGTGCGGGCGCCCGGCGGCTGGCCCCAGAAGTAATCCTGGTGATCGTCGCGTTTGGCCCATGCGCGCCGCACGATGCCGACACCGCTCTGCGACAGCGGCGACGAGCGGTAGGTGCGGGTCTGGGGGTCGTAGGGGCCGCCGAAGTACTGGCAGATCCCGTCGAGCGCGGTCTGGATGCTCACCGGCTCACCTCACGCGGGCGTAGTTGCGCAGGGTATTGGCCGCTTCGGCGACGAGCCCGGTGGCCTTCTGACGGGGGTCGCTGGAGCGGGTGGAAGACGCCAGCGGAGTGTCGGGGAAGCTGTCCTCGGCGGCCGTATCGGGCCGCATGAGGAGGGCGACGGCGTACTGGATGACGGCGAGCCGCATGTCGGCAGGCATCTCCGAGACGTCGGCGCCGCTGGTGTGCGCATTCACCAGCGGCGATGCCAAGGTGACTGCCGTGGCGGCTGGTGTCGCGCTAGGGGCTGGCGGCGTCCACGTCGAGGAGACGGTGACGGTCTCCTCGGTGCCGGGCTCCCAGATCCGGTACCGGCCTCCGGGCGTGATGCCGGTGGGGTCAGCGACCGTGATCAATGTTGCGCCAGCCAAGGCGGCCGCGGCGAGCTGTGTAGCGACCCAGCCGGCCACGTAGGTGACCTGAGCGAACAGTTCCGCCCCGGCAGCTGGGCTGCCGAACTGCAGTGAACCCGACCACGCCCCCGAGGTGGAACCGAGGGGGATGACCATGTTCGCGCCGCCCTCAATCCATGCCGACGGACTGGGCAGCGACGTCAGGGCTGTGGGTGTCCACCCGTAACCGAACCCGGCCACCGTCAGCACCGGGGAGTGGTCGGCGTGCAGGCGCACCATGCCGGCCCGGTCGCAGCGGGCACGCTGGTTCTGCACGTACAGGTGGGCGCCGATGGGCATGTCGCAGGCGTTGTCGGCCCAAGCTGATGCTTTGAGGAGGATGTTGGCGAGCTCGGCGGTCTGGTCTGCCGGGTCCGCTGAGCCGACGCGCAGCCCGTCGAGGTCAAGGTAGGTGGGGTGGGCGGTGAACGCTGCCGGTGAGACGTAGGGCGTGGTCGGCATCAGCGGGTCGCCCCTTCTGTCTTGTGGCGGGTCAGGTTCGCGTCCAGGACCCGTGCTCGCAGCCGCGGGCGGTCACGCCGTCAGGCCATCCGTCGGGGAAGCAGGTGGTGCACGGCAGGTCGGCGTCCGCGGGATCGGCCTTCTTCGGCTCAGCATCAGCCGGGCTGGCGGCCCTATCCGGCTTGGCTTCCTCGACGCCGTCGGCTTCTGGGGTCTCTTCGGTGGCGGGGGCCTCGAGTCCCTCCTGCTCGCCTACGGGTTCAGGCTTCGGTGCGGCGGTGCGCTTCCTCGGAGGCATCAGTGTTCCCTTTCGCAGGCTCCGCCGCAGCGCGAGCACTTCTTGAAGAACGATCCGAACGAGCAGGCCGTGCAGCGGAAGCCGCCGCCGGTGCGGCCCCCGAGGTTCGCCGGGAACGCCCCCAGTTCCCGCAGCGCCTTGATGTGGCGCGGGTTGTCGACGGTGACGGTGCCGTCACGGCCGGGCGTGTAGGAGCCCATGTGGGCGCCCGTGCGGGCGCCTTCCATGTCGACGCCGCGCACGGCGCCGTCGGGCAGACAAAGGCGCGCCATGCGCGTCTCCCTTCTGGAACACCGGAGGCCCGCGCCTCGGAGCAACGAGCGCGGGCCTCCGGCGGATGGTGGGTACGCAGAAGGCCCGCACCGGGAGCCGGGCGGGCCTTCTGCGTTGGTGAGGTCAGCGAACGCCGAGCAGTCGCCGTCTCAGTCTAGGCTAGGACGTCTTCTTGATGCCGGTGACCGCGCCGTTCCAGGCCGGTGCGTAGCACAGGAAGGTTCCGAACCAGTAGGACGAGCTTTCGAAGGCGAACTGGTTGACGGGCCAGTCGATGCCCATGAGGTCCTGGACGTTGACGACGGACCACACGTCGGAGACCTCGGAGTCCGGGATCGGCAGCGTGTCGGACACGATCGGGGCGTTGCCCTGCGGCAGCCACGGGTGGACCTCGACGTTGACGCCCTTGCCGGTGACCTCGTTGATGATCGTGTTGACGACATCGCCGATGGTCACGCCGCTGACCTCGTCCTGCGAGATCGTCATGCGGTAGTTGCTGGAGGAGTTGACCTTCAGCGAGTCCGACAGCTGCTTGCGGTCCGAGCCGTTGAACAGGATCCGGTCCGGGTCTGCCTTCACCGCGTCGTACAGGGCCGCGAAGGCCGTCTGGAACTCGGAGCCCGGGTTGGTGGTCGACAGGGCCGCGTTGAGGCGGTTGACGTAGCCGGAGTTCGCGCCGGTGCAGATCGACAGCACGCCGTCGTAGCCGTTGGCGTAAGCCGACGTGTCCGCCGTCACCGTCGAGGCCGCGACGCCGGACGTCGGCAGCGCGCCGGTGATGGTGAACGTGTTGTACCCGGACTTGCCCGCGTACCAGCGGGAGGCGTCGCCGGGGTCGGAGGCGCCGGTGGAGACGTAGACGCGCATGCCGGTGGCGCCCGCCGGAAGTGCGGCGGTGACGTCGACGACCTGGCCGTTGGTCACGGCGACGGTGGCGGCCGAGGACAGCACGGACTGGCCGAAGTCGCCGGCGTCGGCGGTGACCTTGACGTAGACGCTGGTGGTCGCACCGGAGATGCCGACCTCCGAACCGGCGGCCGAGCGGGCGGTACCCCCGACGCCGGTCGGGGCGGCGAGGGCGCCGAGGAATCCGGAGGCGGTACCGCGGCCCATCATGAGCATGCGCTCCTCCAGCAGCATGCTGGAGTACGTCAGGCTCGTGCGGGACAGCTGGCGGACGTCCTGGTAGCCCTGTCCGGCGTACTGTGCGGACCAGGTCACCTCGTCGGAGACGCTGAACTGCGAGTAGGGGACGGTCTGGTCGGATCCGGCGTAGCTGATCTTCGGGCCGCGTGCGTAGTAGAGCGACTGCGAGGAGCCCGACGGGGCGAAGTTGTTCTGGGTGGTGTCGGCGATGCCGGGGTGGATGTTGCTGACGCCGCCGGTTCCGGTACCCGTGAACCCGGAGATGACCTTGAACCGGTGGGAGGTGCCGATCCCCTTCTTGCGCGGGATCCGGTTGCGCAGCGGCGTCGGCCGCGGCGTCAGCATCTTCGCCGGCGCTTCGAGGTCGAAGGCGACCAGGCCGGTACCCACCGGAGAGGTGAGGTTGATGTCCTTGACGAGGTCCGGCTGCTGGCTCTTCAGCTGCTCCAGCGCCCCGGTGACGGAGGCGAGGGCCTCGGGCGACAGGCCCTTGGTGATGGCGGGAGCGTCGAGGGCCTTGGTGAGCACGCCGTAGGCGGTGTGCGGCTGCTCGGTGAAGTCGATACCGCGGCCGCCGGCGAACGCCGAGACGACGTCCTGCGGGCCGAGGGTGCGGGTGGGTGCGGCGTCGAGCTTCTCCAGGAAGCTGTCGAGGCGGCGGGTGACGTCGGCGGCGCTGAGCTTGGGTGCGTCGGGGTTGCCGCCGAACAGCTTCTCGGTGTCAGTCGTGAGGGCCACGGTGGGCCGTCCTTCCATGCGAAAACCCCGCACGGTGGCGGGGTTCGGGATGTCGGGTAGGGGTTAGGCGTCGGCCTTTTCGAGCAGTTCGTTTGCCCGGTCCGTGTAGCCCTTGCGCAGTACGGGGTCGACTGCGCTGTCGGCCTTGACCATGAGGGTCTTGGCTTCGGCGCGCATGCGGTCGGCGTCGGTGCTGCGGGCTTGGGCCTGCTGGGCGGCGGTGCGGGTGAGCGCGGGGCCGCCGGGGACGGGCATGGTGCGGAACTCCTCGATGGCTGCGTTCGCCTTCACCAGGTCGGCCGCGAGCGCGCTTTCGCGCTCCTTTGCGGCTTCGGTGGCCTCTGCGACTGCGGCCTTGACGAGTTCGGCCACATCGGCCTTCGTCATGGTGTCCGGCGCCTGGGGGGCGTCGGAAGTCTGGGTGGTGGGCTCGACGGCCGGGGTGGCCGGAGCGTCGGTCTTGGCGATGTCGGGCTGGTCGGCGAGTGCCATCTCGGCGTCTGCGCCGCCTTCCTGCTCGGCCTCTTCGCGCTCCTTGAACCACTTCAGGGAGCGGACGGCGTTGAGCAGGAGGTCGATGTCGCAGGCCTCGTTCATGTTGCCCTGGGCGAGGGACTCGGCTTCGCTGATGATGAGTTGGGCGATGACGGCGATGGCCTGTTCGGCGCTCGCGATGTCGGACGACTCGTCCTCGCCATCGCTGCCTGCCGTCCCGTCGCCGCCATCCTCGCCGCCGTCGGCCTTCACCAGAGACGGGGCCAGGGCGCGCGCGTCGCGCAGCACCTGCTCGGCCTTGGCCACGAGCTCCTCGTCGCCTTCGGCCTTGTCTGCGGTCTGCAGCGAGCCGTCCGCGTTCCAGTTCTTCGGCACCATGGCCTCCAGTCCAAGGGCCTTAGCCCTGGTGATGATGTGCTTGCGGATCTTGTCGTGCTCGGCGCCGCCGCGGCCGACCGCTCGAATGGCCTTCCGTAGGTCGGCCTTCGTCTTGATCGGATAGGAGCCGTCCGGCATCGCCGCGCCCGACGCGGCCTGCTTCCGGCGCCCCGCAGCCGACGTGTCGGCCTTGGCGAGTTCGGCGAGCCGGTCGTCGACCAAGCCCTGGATCATCTCCGGCGTGACGGGCGGCCCGTCCAGCTTGATCAGGAAAGACCAAGGCGATGCGATCGCCGGCGAGCCGTCGTCCACGGCTTCGTCCGCCTTGACCGCCTGCGCCGTAACTGCGGCGCCGGCCGCAGCCAGGCTCGTGAGCGCCGCGCGCACAGCGTCCGGGAGCTGCTCGTACACGGCATCAGCGATGCCGAACGCTGCGGCATCGCTCTTCTCGACGACGAGCGCACCCTCAACGGCTTCCAGGCTGCCGGTCGCACCGTCGGCCTTCGCGAGCTCGAACAGGGTCGTGGGGTTGCAGGGCCGGTCGACGATGGACACCTCGACGATGTCGCCGCCGACGACCTCGCCGCCGGGGGCGTCCGCCTTGCCGAGCTTCACCCGCGGGTTCTTGATCCCGACGCTGTAGCCCTTCAGCACGCCGTGCTTCACCTTCAGGCAGGCGATCGGGTCGACGATGCGCGAGGCCAGCATGTGGCCACTGTCCCCGTCGCCCTTCACCAGCCCAACGCCGACCCCGACCGCGCGCTTGGAGTCGTGCTGTTCACGGACGTTCGCGCCCTCGGCGAACCAGGCTGGCATCGCCGTGTCCAGCCACGCCTCGTTCAGGCGCTGGTTGTCGCGGTCGAGGTGAGAGGAGGCGGCAGGCCCGTACACCATGTACGTGCCGTCGTCCTGCTCCTCGGCCTTGGTGATCGGCGCCCACGCGTAGGCGACATCTGTCATGTTGCGGCTCCTTCCGGTGAGCGCGCGATGGTCAAAAGCTGCTGGTCTCGGGAAGCAGGCAGCAGCGACAGGACGGGTGCTGTGGTGGTGCCGGGGCTCCGCTGGGGAAGTTCGCGCCGACGGGGATCGCTCCTGCCGACTCGTTGTTGATGCAGATCACGCAGGTGCGTTGATCTGGAGCGGTCAGCCAGGAGACCTGGGTGATCCCGTTGGCCTGGTAGATGTTCAGCGTGGCCGCCGACACCGCCCGGGAGATCTCCGTCACCGCGATCCGTTCGGCCCACGCCGCATCGTCGAGGATGCCGCGCAGGTCACCAGCGAGGGTGTCCGCGCTGTCGCCGCGGGCGAGCGCGTCCGACAGGGCCCCTGCGAGCTTGTCCATGCGGTTGGCGGCCACCGACCGGATCGTGATTCCCGCATCCGCAAGGAGCGTGTCCAGGCCGTTGACTGCGCCCGTCGGCGAGACGAGCCGCGCGGCGTCCGCGTGGCCCGGCTTCCACGTCGACCAGTCGACCGTGGCATGCCCGGAGACGATCGCGCTGGCCGAGCGTTCGCCTATCACGTAGCCCTCAGCGTGCAGCTCGCCGATGAACACCAGGGCCGTGCCGAGGTCGACGCCGTGAGCGGTCAGCCAGCCGGTTGCGTCATGGTCGGTGCGTATGACCGTCCCATCGCCGCCAGCGCGTTGGATGCCGGAGGGATCCGGCTCGTCAGCCTTGACGGTGATGGCCCGCTCCGCGATCCACTGCTCTGCGAGGCGGCGGGTGTCGACCGCGTTCCGCATGGCTTTACGGATGCGCGGCGTCCAGTAGGCGACGGCTTTCAGGTCGGGTTCCCAGCCGGGCCAGTCGCGGGCGTTGGCCAGGTCAGGGACTTTTGGGCCGGATGCATCAGCTCCCGGCGTGACGAAGACGATCCGGGCGCTGCCGTCCAGGTCCGGCACGTCGGTCTTGGTGAGGACCTCGCAGACGAAGGGCCGCGAGGCGTTCGGGTTGCGCCTGGCCCACCGGTGGTACGCGGCAAGCTCGGCCTTCACGGCGTCGCCCCGGGCTTCGGCTTCCTCGTCCCCTCCGGCCCCGGTGTCGTCCTCGCTAGCGGGCTCCTCGGCGACCTCACCCTCGGCGGCCTTCGCTGGCCCGGACAGCGTCCCGGGCGGTACCCGCTCGGAGGCGCCCTCGACGAAGACCATGCCGCGGCTGGTCATCATCATCGGCTTGTCGGCTTCGGCGAAGTCGTAGCGGGGCTGGCCGAGACGGTCGCGGTCCTCGTTGAGGGTCATGCGGCCCCACTGGATGCGGTTCTGCGCGACCTGGTCGGCTGCCGCCTCGTCCTCTTCCTCCAGGCCGAGGAATCGGAACTCCAGCTCGGGCGGCATACCCAGATGGGTGCGGGACACGGACGTCAGGAGCTGCTGGAGCCACCGCAACGTCGGCAGGGTGCCCTTGCGCTGCTGCACGTCGGCCTGGCCCTCATGCCAGCCGGTCGACCCGAGGCCGCCAGTTTCGGTGAAGCCGAGCTCGGCGATGGTCACATCGAAGTGGGAGGCGATCTGCTTGATGAGGAACAGGTCGTACTCGGGCTTGTACCGCTCTGCGACATCCGGCTCGGTGACCGGCTTCAGTCCCGGCGGGAGGACCCGCATCCGGTGGCGGGCCGCCGTGGACCCGCCGTAGGTGTCGTTGAGGGCCGTCTCGTACTCGAGGGTCTGCGCCGGGCTCCAGCCGCTGGTGCCTTCGTTGAGGAGCAGGCCGGTGGGGATGGTGCCCTCGGTGTATTCGTCGCGGATCCACTTGCGGCGGCGCAGCCAGACGTCGACGTCCTCCAACGCCTGCTCGACTGCGGAGTAGCCGTAGGGGGTGTGGGCGCGGACGTTGCGGCGCTTGTACACGAGCCGGTCGGCGGCGAAGCCGTTGAGGACAGCGCCGTCGTCGTCAGTGTCGGCGATGAACTCGCCGCGGGGGAAACCCCACAGGATCTGCTGGAATGCGGGCTGCGGTGCGGCAGGCCGGCCGCCGCGGTGGTCCCGGAGCGGCTTGATGGTGGAGCCGTCGAGGATTTCCAGGGCGTACAGCTCGCCGCCGTAGGTGAGGCGCGGGTAGATCGCGACGGCGTCGAGGACGAGGTGCTCTTCGAGGAGTTTGGACAGCCATTCGGCGAAGTCTTCGTCCTGGCCGCGGTCGGGCTTCTCCCAGAAGCGGGTGCAGCGCACGATCTCGGGGGACATGCGCTGTCGCAGCGCCTGGTCGACCTCGGAGCGGGGCTTCGACGTGCCTGCCTGTGCGGCTTCGACGGCCTGCTTGGTGAGGGTGATGGTCCAGTCGAGGGTCGTAACCTCGGCCTTGCGGATTTCGATGCACCGCCGCGGCAGGCCGCCGGCGTCGGCAGCGTCCCGTAGCACCTTCCATGGCACGAGGCGGTCCGAGACGCCGGGCAGGTTGGAGCTGACCGGGTATTCGTTGAAGCGCGGCTCGGGCCGTCCGGTGTCTGGGCGTACCGGGTCGATGGCGGCCGGAAACAGGGGCATGCCGGGCCCGAAGGCGACGGCCGGGTCGGCGCGGGGCAGCGGGTTGGCCACGCCGGGGATCTGCCGTCCGGCGGAGGATGCGGCGTTAATGAGGGAGGTGACCTGGGCGGGGCTGAACGTGGCGGCCGGGACGCTGGCCGGGCTGACGGCTTTCGTCGTGTCCGGGTGGCTGAGGGGGGTACGGCGGAACGGGTTCCAGCGGGCCACGGTCTCCCCTTCTGGTTGAGCGTTCGTCAGGATTGGGGTGGCCCGTCGGTTCCTCGGAAGCCGCGCAGCCAGTCCATGGCCTGCTCCATCGATCCGCCGCCGCCGAGCATGCGGTGCAGGGCCTGCGTGGTGGCGTCGACCTGGTCGTCGTGCGGCGAGTTCGGGAAGGCGCCGTGCTCGACGACGTACTCGTCGATCCACGGGGCTTGGGCCGGGTCTGGCAGGTACACGTTGCCGGATTCGACGAACGGCGACACGGCGGCGGCGCGGGCGTACTTCGAGTCCTTCGGCGTGATGGGGATCAGGCCCGGGACGCTTGCGCGGAGTTGCGCAATGATCGCGGGGCCGTTGGCCTTGTCCTCGACGTACTTGGCGTTCGCCTGCGGCCACTTCGCCGACATGGTCTGCACCGCCCGGCATGACGCCGGGAAGTCGAGCCGGTCACGGACCTGGTCCAGCAGGAACACGTCCGCGCCAAATCGGGCCCACACTTGGCCGACCACGAAGTCGCTGGCCTTGGTGTCTTTGAACGCCATGTCCCACGACTGGATGATCTCGTCGGCGCCGTGCACCCACATGGATCCGTCTTCACGACGGATCCCCTTCGGGGCCTGATACCAGCGCCAGTGCGACCGCTTGAACAGGCCGCCCTCGGCCGGGGCCGGGCGCCCCTGGTAGAGGGCGGCCCAGGTGCGGGCGCCGACGTCGCGCCTCGTGGCCTCCCAGTCGCCGGGAGTCCGTCCGCGAGCGGAGGTCAGGTATTCGCCGGGCTGGCGGCCGAGCGGATCCGACGCGTCCTCGGCTTGAGCAGGGACGTTGATGTACCGCCACTCGCTGCCGGACGGTCCGGACAGGAGCCAGCCGGACAGGTCGTCCTCGTGCCAGCGGGTTTGGATGATCACCACGGGTGCGCCGGGCGCGAGTCGAGTTCGGGCGGTGTCGGTGTAGAAGTCCTTACAGGCGTTCCGGTAGGTCGGCGAGTCGGCTTCCTTGCGGCCCTTCAGAGGGTCATCGACGAGGAGCAGATCGACGGGGCGCCCGGTGAGCGCGCCGCCGATGCCGACGCTGTACACACCGCCGCGGTGGCCCTCCAGCTGCCATTCGTGGGCGGCGGAAGTGTCCTGTCTAACGGTCAGCCCCAGCTCGGGGTGTTCGGCGATGTCGTTACGGATCGCGCGCCCCCAACGCCGGGCGACGCCCAGTTCGTAGGAGACGATCGCGATCCGTAGGTCGGGATTGCGGACCAGCAGCCACAGCGGGAAGCGGCGCGAGGTGCGCTCCGACTTCCCTTCCTGGGGCGGCATCGACCAGATCAGACGTGGACAGCGGCCCTCCGCGACGTCCACGAGGTTGCCGTCGAGAAGGTCAAGCGCAGCGGTCTGGACCGTCTGCGGGTCCATATGCCGGGCCAGCGCGCCCGGCGACCCCCACCGGTTCCCCATCTGCGGCTCGAACGCGCGGGCCGCGAACTCGGCCCAGTCCGTTGTGACGGTCACCAGCACCACCCCGCCCGGTCAGGCTGAGAGCGCGCGCAAGTGCCGCGGAACGATCTCGGGTACGCGCTCCTGCTGCTCTGCAGTGAGGTTGAGGTCCGCCAGGATCGCCCTGATCGCCTGTGCGACGAGTGCGCCCTCCTGCTCCGCAAGACGGATCCGCCGCTCTTCAATGCCAGCGCGGATCGCTTCGGAGCAAACCTTTACGAGGTGGGTGCGTTCCTGCTGGTACAGGCGAAGCCAGATGCTCGGGACGGCTTCCTCGGTGACGCCACGGTCTTCGCCGCCGGACTTGCGGCGGGTGGTGCCCCACACAAGGCCGTTCTCGGCATCAGCACCAGCGTCCTCGACGGCCTCGATCTCCTGGACACGCTCACGGAGCCACGCCACGTGGCCTGCAGTCCACTTCACCTCGTCGAGGAGTGCCTCCGTCGCGGTGGTTTCGACCTTCCGGCCATACGTTCCAACGAGCACTCGGGCCTTCTCTTCGGTGACGCGCCGCTCCCCCGCTTTGAGGCTCTGTGGTGCGGCGCCGCCGTGGTAGCGGCAGATGTTCTGTCCGGCCAAGGCGACGGCTCCGCACTGGCTGCCGGTCTTCTTGTTGCGTCCCCAGCAGCGGCGGTTGCCGTCCGATCGGAACTCTTCGAAGCCCTCGGGCATTTGCCGACCGTGTCCTTGCTTGGGCATCACACGCCGCCCGTCACCCAGTGATCGGGCAGCGGAGCGGCGGCCTCCATCGGGGCTTCTGGGGGCGGTTCGGGCGTGCAGTCGCAGCCGGGCAGGTCGGCCTCGTTCGGGGCGGTGCACGAACTGGCGTGGACGAGCGCCGCAGCGTCCATGGTGATGGCGTGCGGGCCGCACGCGTACACGGCGCGGGTCATGCCCTCCGCCGACGGCAGCGGCCCGAACGCGGGTGCGGGAAGCTGCGGGTCCGCGAGGAGTAGAGCCTGCTCGCGTCGGTCCCGCTCGGCCTGTACGACCTCGGCGAGTTCGTCGTCGGTCGGCCGGCGCAGCCAGTGCACGATGGCGGGCTCCGGGCAGGCGGCGCAGGTCGGGCCGGTCGGGAGTGGTTCGACGGGCGCGGGCGCCGGGAGTTCAGGCGAGGGCATGAGGGTGCTCCCAGATCAGGTGATGTTGAGCATCCCGAACGGGATGACGGGGATCTCGGGGGTGTCGGTGATCCGCACCCACATCGTGTAGCGGCCTACGGGCAGCGTCACGGTGCCGCCTGGTCCGACGAGGCAGTGGGCGATGTAGGCGGTGCCGGGCGTGCGGGGCTGGGTGCCGTCCCACGAGCCCGTCTTCCAGTCGCCAGAAGCGGGCCGGGCGGCGCCGACGGTGAACGCGAACTGCACCGGGTCCCCGGTCGGGTTGACGGGTACGCCCATGGACGTCGCCGTGATGGCCGCCGGTATGTACTCAAGGGACAGGGCGGACTGGGTGATCACGACCCCTCCTTGACGGTCCACGAGCCGGGCGTCTCAACTGCGTTCCAGCGTCCGGGGATGCTGGCCGCGGTCCATCCGGTGTCGATCTCGCTGGCCTGGACGTCGGTAATGGGGTACCTGATCTTGGCGGCGAGCACCAACGCCGTGTCGGTTTCGACTGCGGTCCCGAGTGTGCGGGTCTTCGTCCGGCCGAGCGCCTGCGCGGTGGCCGTCTCGCTGGCCGTACCGAGGGCGACAATCGTGCCGGTGATGTTGACGTTGTCGAACTCGGCGTAGTCGACGGTTCCGCTGTCGCGGTGGGCGATGAGCTGGAACTCGAGGTTCGTGTCGGCGACCCATGCGGGGCT